ACTCATCCCAGTATTCAAGTTCCTGCCCGGTCACGTCCGGGACTCGCGACCACAGGCCGCGCCGCGGAATGCCCAGGGCTTCGGCCAGCTTGCCGAGCCCGTCAGCGGACTGCGCGAGCGAGCGCATCTCCATGTCCCGCCACAGCACTTCAATGGCGTAGTCCTCAGCCGAGTCCGCGCCTTCACCGGCAGCGGCAAGACGGAACACCCGCTCCCAACTCTCCCCAAAAGAAGACCGGAACTCAGCTACCTTGCGGGACAACGCAGTCTCAGCGGCGAGGATCGCTTCAGCGCTGAGATTGGCGATCTGGCCCAAAATATGATGAGGCGGCGTCTGCGTGATCGCCGCGAGCTGGCGGATCGCCAGCTCAATCGAGTCGAGGAACCCGTTCAATGGAGAGCCCGGGAGGCTGCCGAATTTGACATCGGCGTCCTCGGCGAATAGGAACCGCTTCGCATTGTGGTTGACGCGCAGCGCGATCGGGTTCCCGTTGGCGTCCAGTTTGGGCGCTCCGGTCTCAGGGTCCCGTTCCAGCGGCGGCGCCATGCCGGTCGCATATCTGACCTGCGTCGAAGCGTAGGTCTGGGCCAAGAGCAGGTCAAACGTGGTCTGATTGATGCGGTCGGACAGGGCGATGACGGGTTCGACCACGCCGATGGTCCGGCCGTCGAGGTCCACGTGCGCGGCGAACCGTGTCACCGGGCACTCTTTGAGGCCGTGCGCGCCGAGGCGGCGGACACGGATCTTCTCCTTGTCCCACAGGGCCGGGAACGTCACCTCGTAGCGGAACCGCTGGTCCCACATGGTGCCGAACCCCTTGCCCTCGGTCGAGGGCCAGCGCCGGACGTGGAGCGCGGCGACGGGGTCGAGGTCGTTGGCGGGGTCCTCGTAGATGGCGGCGGTGCGCAGCGCTGAGAGTCCTCGCGAGCGCCAGCCTTGCGTTCGCTTCTCGGTCAGCACGAAGGAGTGCCCGAAGGTCAGGGCTCCGCGGTGGACGGCGAGCTGGCGTTCGTCCAGGCGCGAGCGCTGCCAATGGTTCCATTCCGTCTGCGCGACATCGGTCTTCGCTTTCGAGCGGCGGACCGCATCGACGTAGAGCGACTGGGCCGGCGTGGAGATGAGCAGCGGAATCCAGTTCGAGATCGCGCGGCGGGCGAGGAGCCGGTATTCGGCGTCGGCCAGCTCGGGCATGTACGGGTCGTCGTGGTCGCCCAGGGCGTACCGGTCGATCCGCTGCAGCCGATCGGAGTCGGCTTCGAGGACTCCGAGGAGCTTGCGCGCGAGTGCCTGCGGGTCTGCCATCGCACCACCGCCATCCGTTATCGAGTTGTATGCGCGTCGTTCAAGCGCGGGTTACAGGAAGTAGCTGCGGCCCGAGCGCTGGGCCTCGGCGTTCTTGATCCGCACGTCGCAGTACGCCTCATGGGCGAGCATGAGCGCGGCGTAGAGGTCGACCCGCTTGGGCGTCTCGCGGCTCTCCTTGCCGAAGAACACGCCGAAGTGGTTGATCCTGCGTCGGGCGTTGAGGGCGTGGCGGCGAAGTTGCCGGTCGCCGTCGTATCCGATCTTCTTGTCGAGCACGGCGCGGATGAGGCGTTCGTGCGCGGCGGTCGCGCGCTTCAAGCTGCTCCGCATGTCCCAGGCGACGGGGTTCCGGCCGCTGGCCTTGGTCTTGAGGTTCGGGCCGAAGTCGGCGCCCCAGTCCTCGATGTGCGATTCCCAGTACGCCACGTCGCAGTACATCGCCTGCACGTCCCAGACTCGGAAGGCGTCGCGAACGGCGGCGTCGACCGCGTTGCGGTCGACGATCCAGTCTTGCCCGGCCGGGCCGTCCGGCCGCTCCCAGAGCCCGAGGACGAACGCTGTTCCGTCCGAGATGCGAACGGCGACAAGGGCTGTCGAGTCGTGCGTGAGGCCGCCGTCGAAGCCGATGACGATCGGATCGCCGGGTTCGAGCAGGGTCTCGCGCTCGATATGGGCCCAGTCCGCCGGGGAGAAAACGGCGTCGTCGTCAGCGACAACTTGGTTCAACCACATGCGGCGGCTGCGAGCCGGGGAGATCGTGAGGTCCAGGACGCTCTGCACGATCGCGTCGATGTTGAGCCAGGTCGCGTCACCGCGGATCTGCGGCAGCACGATCCGCAATGCCTCTTCGGTCAGCGGTGTCCGGGGATCGGCCTCCACGCTGTCGTAGAGGAACCCGACATCGACAGCGCGGCCCGCTTGGATCTTCTCGAAGGAGTCGCGCATCCGCTCGCCGACACTGTCCTCGCCGGGGAGGTAGGCGTTGGTAATCGCAAGATATCTGCTATTCGTTTTGGTCGAGTTGCCGTCGACCGTCTCGTACATCAGGTGGCCGTTGTTGCCCGACACCCAGTGCTGGATTTCGTTGAGGACCGTGAACGTCGACCGCCCGCCTTCGAGCGCGCGATAGGAACTCGTGACGGCTTCGAGGCGGACCCGGCCGCCGTGGGCGCGGATCAGCTCCGCGCCGGCCTTGATGCCGTATTCCGCGATGAGGCGGTTCGACATCAACCCCGGCATCAACGTCATCGTGTTGCGCGTCTGGTCCCGCGAAGTTGCGGCGACCTGGACCCACGCCTGCGGGTGTGGCCGTGCGATAGGTTCTCCGTCAGAGCCCCAGTACGCGAAGCGGCTCGGGCCGACGAACTCGACCAAGCTCATCACGGCCAACAACGGGTCTTTTCCCCAGCCTTTGAGCCGCTGCAGCACGCCTTTTCGGTAGGCGAAATCGCCGCGTTCATCGATGGCGTACCACCACAGGAGGAACCGCAGTTGCTCCGAAGTGAAGCGCCAGGGGCCGCCGTCGTTGCCGAGGAGGTAGTCCGCGCACCAGGCGGCGATCTGCCAGCCGAGCGTCCAGCGGGGCAGATGCCAACCGCCGTCCGGGGTGCGCTGCCACGTCGGGCCGAGGAACGTCGGGCGAAGCGCCTTGATCTGTTCAGTTGTGAGGGAAGGGATCTGCAGATCACCTCCCGGGCGTCAGCCGATGCCGAGTGCCTTCCGGTACTCCGCAATCGCGACCACGCCCGCCGACCGATCCTCGATCTCCGGTTCGCGCTCCAGCTCGATACGCACCCGGCGCCGATCGCCCTCGGTCAGTAGCAGGCTGGACATCGCCGAGTAGATCGAGGCGAGCATCTGGCCGCTTCTCTTCGAGGACCGCTTGTAGTACGACACGTCATCGCAGATGGAATAGGCGACGGCCCAGTCTGAGGACTGGTACCAGTCCGCTTGGCCGGAGGTCGAGAGCGAGTCCCAGAGCTGCCGGGCGATCGGGTGCCAGTCGGGATCGGGGTCGGGGATGACCGGGGCTCGCCACTCGCCGGTCGATGCGGGCTCGGCGTATTCGGAGCCTTTCCGGCTGCGAGGCCGGGCAAGGTCCGCTTCGCGCGAGGGCACTGGTCCGCGTGAGCCCATGCGATCACCCCCGATAGGAACCGGGCGGAAGGATCAACGCCCGGAGGTTTCAGTTGCCGTCCAGCTCGGCGCGGTCGGTCAGGCCCATCCCCCGGAGAGGAGATGCACTACAAGCCACGCAAGACCCATCACTAGAACGGATCGCCGCAGCCGCACATGCCATGCGAGCGCAGCGCCCCGATTCCGATTCGTCACATCCAGCAGTCGCCAGACATGCTCGGAGAGCGTGTCGCCCTCCGCCCGCCGCGCAAGGGCAAGGCCCTCGATCACCAGAAACGACGCGCCCCAACAGATCCACGCCCATGCCCAGATGTCCAATCTGCTATTCGCTCTCGATCTCGTCGGCCGGAGCCGGCCAGGACCACTGGCCCGGCTCGGGGTCGGTAACGCCGTCGCCGGCATAAGGCACGTCGAACTCGTTGAACAGGATCGAGGAGCCCGCGGTGTGGACGTTCAGATGGACGTGCGTCTCCGAACTGAGGTCGGGGACCTGGCCGGTCTCGACGCCGCGGGGATCAAGCGTCGACTTCGTAGCGGTCACGACGGCGGCGCGCAGGGCGTTCAGGCCCTCCTTACCCCTGTAGAGGACGGTGCGGCCGAGTGTGGGCAGGGTGGTCATCTGGTCAGTCCTCCAGTTGTCCGGGGTGGGTCTCGGTCCGCACGAATCGGCGGGCCATGCGGGCGCGGTGCTCGTGCTGTGCCGCCGCGCCCTCCGATGAGGATTTGCGCTGGTGGTGCCAGGTGCAGAGCGCGCGAAGGTTCTCAAGTGCGTGGTCGTCGCCGGGGCGGATGTGGTCGACCTCGGTGGCGAGGTCGCCGCAGCGTGAGCCGTCCCAAGTGGTCCAGGTGCAGGCGTGGCCGTCGCGGTCCAGGACGCGGGCCCGGCGGCGGGGCCAGTCGGACGGGAGCGTGAGGCGGCGCCGGTCGGCGCCGACCCAGGCGGGAGAGCGCAGGAGGCATCACCGCCAGACACGCCGAAGGCCCGACGCCAGGCCGGGCCCGAGGTAGAGGGGGCGGGGCGCGGGTGTTCTCCGCGAAGGCCACCGACCGGTGAATGAGGGGTCTCTCTTGCATAAGTCTCAAGACCAGGACTAGTACAAGAAACAGTCTGAGAACAGAAAAGCCCGGAGGGGCCTTCGGCCCTCCGAGCTTCGTAAGTCTTCGAGCCCCTGCTTCGGGACTACATATTAAGTCTAGCAAGAATCGCGAACTTTTGTTCACAAGAGAGAGAATGGTCACCCCGGCAGCTTTGAATTCGACGCTCCGAAAAGGGACGAGCCTCTAATACTAATACAAGATCTAGATATTAGTCAAATAGTCTCTTAACCCCCGAAGGGGGTATAAGAGACTCGAAGATTAGATATTAAGAGCGTAAAGACGGATCGTCGTTTCGCCAAATTATTGAGATCCAGATCATAGTCTTTGATTCTTTGGTCGGTGGGGTCGACAGAGAACACCCGCGCGCCCCCGCCGCCCCGCCCTGGCGGCCCCCGTCGACCTCGGACTTGCTTGGGGCAGAACAAAACCCCCGAACCGCCGGAGCGGAACGGGGGTCTCGACCCCGCCTTGCCGAAGCTCGGAGGAGCGTGTAAATTCACGCTTGCTTAAGGACGAAAATTTACAGGTGACACGGTACCAGGCAAACCGTGCGGGGAGCGAGCCGAGTACCCCCGTCAGGGCTCAGGAGACCGTCGAGAACTCCTCTATCAAACGCCCCGGCCTCACGTCCGGTCCCTCAGAAGGTAACTACGTGTTCACTGGAGCATCCAGTCAAGAGATGTTGCCCCTCGTGCGCAAGCTGTAGGGGTATTACACGGCAGGCCCAATCTCCCGCGCGCAGAGCGCGGGGCAGTCGAGCTGAAGCCACGCCAGAGCCCCCCGATCCGGGAGGGACGAGTGCGTGTCGGCTGCCGAGAACTGGATGCACACCCCGCCCTGACGAGCGTCTAATCCCGCTCGTGGCGTAAGCGCGACCGACGACGGCCGACGGGAAGCAATATCCCCGAGCTACGCCCCCACCCCCGTGAAGGACCACAGAACCCGCATTGACGTGCGGGTTCTTTTTCGTGGTCCCGATCGGGGGCTGGGGCTCCCTCCTCAAGCCTCAAAGAAGCCACGCCCGCCACCAGGGCATATGCCGCATTCACGGCATGGGGAGCCTGCTCAACCTGTCCCCCCGCCCCCCTTGAACTGGAGCTTCACCATGAACCCGTTCCGCCGCAACAAGCCCAAGCGCCCGGCACGCTTCGACGCCCGACAGCGCGTCGCCATCATCGCCGTCATCCCGATCATCGCCGCCGCCGCGATCTCCTCGTTCCAGCACATTCGCGAGCTGGCCTTGGAGGTCGGCGAATCGCCGCTCCTCGCATTGATCCTGCCCGTGTCCGTGGACTGCCTGATCCTGCTCGGGTCACTCCTCATGGGCATGGCGCACGGCTGGCGCCCGAAGGCGTTCGGTACGACCATCTTCATCATCGGCGTCCTCGTGAGCCTCGCGGCGAACATGCGGGTGGCCGAACCCGACCCGTGGGCCCGAGCCGTCTCGGCCTGGCCGGCGGTCTCGCTGCTGCTGTCGGTCGAAGCGCTGCTCTTGATCGTCTTCCACACTGGCCGCACAGACCTTGGCCGATCGGCCATCGAAGCGGTCACGGCGTTGGCCGACGAAGCCGGACCACAGGCAGTGGCCGACATCCTTCGCGCGCTCGAAGCCGACATGCCCGACCTGGCCGAGAGATTCACCAAACTGGCCGAGCCGACCGGCACACCCACCGTCGCCGAGGAGCCGTCGCCGAAGTTGGCCGACGCCACCCCGGCCGAGGCGTCGGTCAACTCCGTTCCCGTGTCGGCCGAGCCTGAGAAGCAGGCTCGGCCGAAGCGCAAGCGGGTCGTCCGCATCGGCGGACACGAGTTCCCCAAGGACCGGAACATCAAGGCCGAGGTCATCAGCCAGGTGGCCGAACTCTACAAGCAGCGCACGGGATTGGCCGACATGCGACCCGGCGAGCAGGACAAGGTGATCCAAGAGGCCACCAGCATCAGCGCGCGTCAAGCTCGTCGCGCCCGACGCATCTTGGCCGACTCCCACCAGCAGCTCGCCGAGCAGTCGACGGAACGGCCGGAGGCCGACCAGGCCCCCGAGTCGGACGCCCCGGCAGCCGACAACTTCGGCCAAGAGCCGTTGGCCGACTTGGCCGATAAGGTCTCGGCCTGACTTCGACCAGCCCCGCCGCGTCGGCCGCACCGAGATTGGCACCCGGTGTAGTCGACGCGGCTACCGGC